AAACTTCTTATAAATTGAATCAGTTTCAATTGGGGCAACGATACAACCTAATGTTTCGTGCTTAATGAAATTTCTCTTAAGAAAAGAGATATCATTAATTCCAATGTAAGGTACTGATTCCGAACCTTTATCAGCCATAGTATATTCAATGTTCACATCAGAGAAAACTTTCTGACATGAAGTATGATTAAACCATGGACAAGTTTTTGCAACAGACATAGCATTATCATCACCATAAGTAATAAGAGCAATGTTCTGTGCAAAACGGGTGGAAATCTTTGGGTTCATCTTATAATAACAATAACGCATCATAATTGAATTGCAAATTGAGTTAAGTTGGACTGTAATAAGATTACCAGAAGGGTTTCCATTAGCAAAGCGGTACAAATCTCCATCAATAAGAATATTGGGGTGAACAATATCGGATAGAGCACCTCTAACTAACTGGAGGTCGGCTTCAGACATACCAGCAGCACGATACCACTCAACAATAACATGAGCAGCAGCTGTAGTAATCTGAGCAGCCATACGGGTATCAAAACCTGCAAAATCACCAGCGATCATATTAGTTTCATTGAATCTCGTTAGATTCTTATAAACCTTAGTCCACTGGTCTGATGTTGCATTGACACCAACCATACATTCTGTAGTATCAGAATGCCTCAACATAAATTCGGGAATAGCTCCAAGAGCTCTTCTGGATGCAATAAAATTTGCTATAGGAGAACCATAAAACTTCCGAACTTTATCTTGGGCTTTCTTGTTAGGTAGTAGCTCGTTAACCTTACTACTTGCCTTGTAAATAGATTCTGATCGTAACCCATTACTCCAAGCTTCAAGAACACTATCAATCTCTGATTGAATATCAAAGGTATCATTGAACTCTCGAGGTACTTGAACTAAGGAAGGATCATCACCATCTTTAACAAATACTTGTTTCTTCGATTTATTAATCGGGAAACCACAGGATGTATCGTTTGGAATACCAGATAGTATCCCATCACA